CACTGCTCCACTTCCAAAAAATGGCTCTAAATACACTTTATGATCGGGAATATATCCACAAATCCAATTAGCTAATCTGTTTTTTGCGCCTGGATAACTTAATACTGCTTTGATTTTTATTACTCCCTTCCTACTAATTTATGTAGTTTTCGATGCTCATTTGCCCAGGGATGTTGCCATTCTGCATCCACCAATCAAATACCTCTTCTTCATTTTTCCATCTTGGATCTTTGCCTTTGTCTATTAATTTTTGTAACATAACTTTAAAAGACCGTTTATATGCCCTCTCATAAGTCGGAAAATCAGCAAATTGTTTTCTTCTCTTCTTGCCAACCATAGGGCATCCGACACATCCAACACGGCTATATCCACGATCATACAAATAATTATAAATCATTTTTTCTGATCTGATGTAATCCCAGATATCCGTATTTCGCCAGTCAATGATTGGATTGCATACGGTTTTCGCTTTAAGCTCACAACGTTCGATCAGCCTTCTTTTATTGCTATTGTCATTCATCAGCATCATTTCGTCAGACACCACGGTCGCATCCTTTTTAGTTGCCCCGATGGCTTCTAAGATATCTCGCGATTTTCTTTGATTGCTTTCATCCCATCTGACGCCGGTCGCTATCATCCTATTTTTGATGCTATTCTCCTTTAATTCTTTACAGCAATATCTTACAATTTGTGTCGGCGGAATCATTTTGTACGGGATCAGCTCCCACATGGTCATTCTAGGCTTTTGTATCGTGCATTTGATGCCTTTCCCCTCAAGTTTTTTAAACTTGTCTCTGATATGGTATACTGTCGGCGGCGCATCCACTGTTGTGTGGCTATGATGCGCTTCGAAAGGCACTCCGCTGCGTATAAATAACTCAAGCATTACATCACTGTCTTTGCCGCCGCTGTAGGTGCATATGAGGGGCTTTCCATAATGCTGCAACGGCATTTGGCTTGCTAGCTTTATTCTTCCTATCGCTTTTTGCTCCAGATCCATCGTTGTGCGTGCCTCCCTACTCGGTATAGTCAGCTTTGCAGCCAAAGAACCGCACTTGCCCCACAGGCACAAAGCCAAGACGCCCATTCTTTTTGTAATAAAAGATCGTGTGTCCATCCATGATCCCGTAGTCTTCCACCTTGTGCACTTCTTTGTATACATCATCCATGCCTATGATCAATAAATCAAATGTTTCGCTCATTTTTTCCTCCTTGTCTTTCTATCCCTAAATCAAATATCGTCATTTGCGATCTTTCCGCTTGCAGGCGGTTGTCTCCGAGCTTGTAATAGTGCCCGTCAATCTCGAATCCCACATAATCAAATCCCAGGCGGTGGCAAGCTATCAAGCTTGATGCGCTGCCGACGTGGGTGTCGAGTATCTTGTCGCCCGGCTTCGCATAATTTGTCAGGAGCCACTCGTAGAGGGGTATGGGCTTTTGGTTTGGGTGTATGCGGCACTCCTTGTTTTTCATGTCTCCCTGGAGCATCCCATTCCAGCGGAACCGGAACATCCTCACCGCCGTGCTGAAGCTCGTCCATGCCAGCTCGCAGTCCGCAAAGTCGCTAGCGCCGTTATCTTTATCCCACACTATCCAGCATGGGCTGTCGACGGGGTTACGGCTTATGTAGTGGTTTGCTCCCCACATGATCTGATTTTTGGATACCCTCGCAAGCTCCTTAAAGTATTCCGGATCCGGCGGGCTGTCATCGTTGCCGTGGTAGTCTATGTAGTTTTTCGCTCTCGCCAGCTTGCTCCGGGTTCCGTTTTTGCTGCCGCTCTCGCCGATCCCGTATTGCGGGTCCGCTATCGCCAGCTCAAAATAGCCGTCCGGAAATTGCGACATCCCTTCCATGCAGTCCATATTGTAATAATTGTTAAGCTTCAGCATTTTCCCTCCTTAATCAAACGGCAGACTATGCGCATCTGAATAATGCATTTTGTTGATATGATCAATCATTTCATTTTTTGCTTTTCCCTTGATATGATTAATCATATTTTGATCAACGTAAGTAATGACTTTTTTAAGCGGCAAGTATCCGCCCTGCTTCATGGCGACATCTTTAGCTCCATCACCTTCAATTATGCCCGTGGTTGCTATCGCTATCATTTCTCCGTGCATTGTGTCCACTTGCAAAAGATCGCCTTTTGATATATACATACCTTCCCCGACCTCAAAAACATATTCCTTAATGCTATCTTCATGTTTTGCGAATATGATTCTCACTGCTGCACCTCCCTCAATTTCTTGAATATGCCCACTGTCTTATCCCATTCGTCAAGCAGCTCTTTTGGGAATCCGTCATGAGCCTTACGCTCTCGTGGCTCATATGTGCCATTGCTTATCTTTTGTATAGTCGTTAATGATATGCCTGTTCTTTTGTGTATCTCTATCCTCGTGAAGCCATCTTTTAATAAATCCATTATTATCGCTATTTTCTCTTGTTTAATTATTTTCATGAAGTCAATCCTTTTCCTCTCCTATCTTGGCATCTGGATTTTGTTTGATTAATACCATTTGATTTGATGCTAGATATTTGTTTTTTTCGTCAATCACGAATTTTGGTAGTTGAAATTGATTTTTAGCTTCTTTTACCATCCCTTGATATGCGGATTTAAAATGTGCCCGATCAGCGACCTCATTATCAGTTATGCATAATTTCCTGAATCCGAATCTTTTGACAACTTGTCTAGTAAGGTCATCCAAGCTTGCAAGGGCTTCCTCCTCACGGTATTGACCATAAAATCTTATAGCTTTCATGACCTCTCCCCATGCCCCATCCCAGTCATGCAAGACCTGCATCCTGTTGGCGCATTGCTCCCGTATCTCGGATATTGCAGGAGCATATTTGTTAGTGCTGATATGCTCAAGCACGGCATTTTGAACAAGGCTATAATCTAAGTCCTCCAGCATTCTGAACCATAAATCCATTGCCGTTTTGCCGTTTAGCACGTTCGCATTAGGGTAAGCTTCTTTTATTGCCACGGCTATATTAGTGAATTCCTGCTTATTCATTAGCCCACCTCTCTAAGCTGTCAGCATATTCTTGTGTCGTCAGTTTTGCCTTATTGGCATTATTTAAGGGAAATATGCCTTTCCATCCATTAATGATCGATTGCTCTAAGATCTCGATCTTGATATCATTGTCGCTTGCCATGTCATCAAGCTTCTTGATTGCTAAATCAACAGCGTGTGATGTCATGGGTGACTTCATTTGTTTCCTAGCTTCCACATACGAAGCAAACGCAGCGTTTAGTTTTTCATCGGATGGGTAATAAATCACTGATTCTTTTTTTACTTTACTTTCCTTTACTTTACTTTCTTTTACTTTACTTTCCTTTATGCCTTTATTCTCGGAATTATCGCTATTATTCCTAGAATTATCATCATTATTCTCGGAATTATCGTAATAATGCATTACTTTAATAAAAGGTTCCGTTTCTTCGCTTTCCAAAAGCCAAAACCTATCAATTATTATTGGGTTCTTTTTCGCCCTCGTTTTGACGGCTAACTGGAACCTTTTCTGTATTCCGGCAGAAGTAAGAACCTTGTCCGACTGGAAAAGTTTATTATCAAACAGTGACCGTTCTAGCAAGAAGTTCATTACTTGCTTCACCAAATTACTCTCCAGATTCAATTCATCTGAAATAATGTATTCATAATCATTATCAATCTTTAAATAATAGCCGTTATCATATATTTCACAAAGGAGATATATGTATAAGATAATTCCGTTTATTCCATATCGGGATTTCAATATCTTTATCTTTTTATCAGAAAAGAATTTGACATCGAAGGAAAAGTAATCAAGTCCTTTTTTCCTCACTGCTCCCAATCTATCACCTGCTTTGCTATATATTTGTCTTTGGTATGCCAGCTTCGTATTCCTTGTAAATCTCCATGAAGTCATCCAGATCAAGCGTGACCACCCATCTACAATCATTTTTGCGCCACATAACGACTGGAATTAGACCTTCTTTGGCATCATTTTTTGATTGATCTAGGGCATCATACAGATTGAGCTTCTCCTTGCGCTTGCATTCTATATGTATGTTTGGAAGACCTATGACATCCGCATCGCCGCTTAGCCCTGAATACTGCTGCCCTCGCCGGCAAGCATACCCATATTCCCTTAACTTCCTCGCAAGCTCACGTTCCCCTGCTGCGCCTTTCTGTCTGCTATTTAACATGCCGGTTTTCTCCATTCTTGCCAATTGATTCCAAAATTTTTGAGCGTCCTTCTTGCAGAGCGTAAAGCCCATCCGATGCTCTTGAGCCTGCTCTCCTCTTGTCTGACGAATCTTATGAGGAGCTTTCTGTCATGGGCGTCATTCATGTCAGGTATCGCATAACCCTGACCATCCTGCAAGTTTAAGATGGGTATCTTCCTTCTAGCTTTGTGTATCTCTTGCCTGACTTTCCGGTCTGACATGCCTGTCATCTGCACTAGATATTTCCTTTTAATAGCGTTTTTAGAGCCTGTAGGGATATAATCCAAAATATCCATTTTTCTCCTTTCCGGAATATGGTGAGAGACCAATCAGCACCATAT